CCGTTAAATTTAGCCTCTTTTACACTGTCGCTCATCGCATTTTTAAGCGCATTTATCTCGCCTTTTATGCCCTTTTGCTCGTTCGCTGAAAGAGCTGGGTTTGAAAGCTTGCTTGATAGCTCGCCGATCTTGTCCGCACTCTCGCTTAAATTTAAAAGCGTTGAGTCGGCGATCTGAAGCATACCGATCATTTCGTTTGCATTTGCCATGCCCTCATTTAGGACATTTGTTTGCGAAAGTAAGCTCTCTGCGATTTGCAAATTTGCACCTGATGCTTTGATCTCGCTATTTGCAGAGATGGCGTTTAGCGCCTTTTTCTCGCTATTTTTAGCTTGATCTAAATAATAGTTTCCTGAAGCCTGGTTTGCAGTATAAGTTCCTAACTTCATATCAACTCCTTTTTTAGTAGTTTTGTGATGGATTTTACTATAAATTTCATAAAAAGTTGCAAAAATATTTCTTAAAGCAAAAAATATTATAAAAAGAATTTAGAAAAAAGCCATTTTTCCTAAATTCTTTGCCCTTTTTAGTCTTCTAATCTCACAGCAATTGATCTTTTATGAGCCGTTAGTCCTTCGGCTTCGGCTAGCTGCATGCATGGTTTGCCAAGGTGCATGATGCCTTTTCTGCTAACTGAGATGATAGAGCTTCGCTTCATGAAATTTTCAACTCCAAGCGGTGAGTAAAATCTCGCACTTCCGCCAGTTGGCAAGGTGTGGTTTGGTCCAGCNAAATAATCTCTATAATGTGCATTTCTATCCTATATTTAGACATTCTAGTGATCTTAGAAATTATCCTAAGACTAGTAGTATTTCTAAAACTTGGCACACTTTATGGCACACTAGGGGAAAATCCCCTAGTATTATTTAAAGTATTGAAAACTAGCTGGTGTCATTGCATTACCTAGTTGGGTAATAGGGTTAGAGAATAGGACATCATAGTTCTTCTCTATTACTGAAGAATCGAATGGTGTTTCTAAATCTAAGCCAGCCTTAGAGTTCAATAGTATACCGAATAGAGCTTGAGCTGGTTTCTCTTTTAGTATATCACTAGTCAATACCTTCTGTATTCTAGTAAAGAACTTAGAGAACATCAAGAAGCCTCTCTCTTCTAAAGCCTTTCTAGCTGGAGACATAGGTATATCGTAGTTAATAAAACTATCTATAATTCTATTATAGATCTCATCCTTAGGTAGACCTTGTCTCTCTAATTCTTTTTTAAGAGCATACCTAGCTACGAAGTCAGATGCACTTAGTATCTTAGCTAGAGTCTGATACATTGTAGTCTCTTTAGTTATAAACATAGTTTCTAGTGCTGTTCTTACAGGATAAGGTAACTTAGCCTTGATAGCATCTATCTTCTCGTCTATAGCATCTTTACTATCCTCCATAGATATATCCTCTACGATCGAAGTAAATAGACCTTTCTGAATCATCTCTTTAATAGGAGAGTCATTAAGCCTTCGCTTGATATTCTCTATCTCTGCTTTATTCACTCGTTTACCAGACTTTTCTAAAGTCTGAAGCTCTTTTAATCTATAGACATTCTTTCTATACTCTTCTAGTAAGTTCACTCCCTCGACATGATCGTCCCACATCTGTTTAGGATTACCGCCTTGCATTAGTATAAGGTTGAAGTTACTAATAATGTTAGAAGTGATTGTCTTAGTATTCTTAGCCACTACATTACTCTTAGCTATCTTAGTTGCTTTCTTGACTAAGGTATCTGCCATTAGAGCTATTCGTTTTAATTGTCCAGAAGAGAGTGAAGAGAATGCTTTAGTCTTCTTTATATCTATATCTCTAAAACCGAATACCCAGTTAAGTATATCTGCTCTGATCATTATAGGTCTATCAGCGAACTTTTCTTCGAGTTTATCCAAGAAAGGTTTAGGTAATAGTCTATAGATCTCTTGTATTCTCTCGTCTTTAGAATGCTTAGACAATTCTACGAACGGTATCTTGAATGGATTGACTTCAGAAGCATGATCTATATAATAGTTATATAGACTTGTAGCTACCTCTTCGTTATGTTTAATAGTAGCGATCTTATCTTGAGTTGTAGAAGCATATTGAGCTAGAGATTTAAAGATATTAGTATCCATACCTACGATTTCACTCTTAACACCTTTATTCATAGTATATCTAAACTGATCGAAATGTCCTGTCGCATCTAGTGTAGGAACTAATGAAGGTTGATCACTAATTACTCGTTGAGTTCTCTTAAACATTGCATCAGCATTAGCCCTATGCTTTTGCTCTACAGCTTTTAGAGTAGCTAAGAATTGCTCATTACTTACTCCATTACCACTAGTTATATCTTGTACATAGAGATCGTTCAAGGTGTGACCTCTAGATTGTAAAGATGTAAGCTTAACAGCAGCCTTATTCCATCTAGGGGCATTACTTACCCATTCATTTACATAAAATGCTCTAGGAGCAGAGAACGTATCTGCATCGTCTTTAGTAGTAATATTAGCTACTAGCTTATATCCTTCAGTCTTTAGCCTATCAGCTTCATCTACTCTTGCTATAACTACATCAGTATCTGCATTATATACCTCAGATCTATAGCCTTTAATAATATTAAACTCTGATCCATTAAATAACTTCTTACGAGCTATCTCATTTTGAGTTTCTAAGAATGAGAATAATCCTTGCATAGCAGATTTCTCATTAGCTATCTTATCTATAACTAACTCTTTAGACTTTTTAGGCAATCTATCTATGGCTTTTAGAGACACTAATTCATCTATTAGATCTACTATTAATGAATTAGAAGAAGTGATAGCCTTAGACGAACCAAGCATCTTAGCTATATTCTCTGCATTTAAAAGTTGTCCATCTTGATCAGCTTGATTAGTTGCCATATAAGTGGCTAGACCACTAGCTTGAGCTTCAATGAAGTTGTAATACTCTTCAGGTTTAACTTTAGATAGAGCTTCATCTCCTTTAGCTATATCCATAATCTCTTGCTTGATCTTAGCTTGTCTGTCTCTTATCTTATCTTTATCCTTTAGATATTTAGATACTTCATCTAATGAGTACTTCTTAACAAGATAACCCATATCAGTATCTAACAAGGCAATACCTAAGTTTTTAGCTTCTATGTCGTCTAAAGGTTTAGAGAATAAGTTAGCTAAGGTTTTCTCGGTTACTGTCTTAGTGGCTAAGGCATCAGCATCAATTCTGTTAGCAGTATAGATATAACCTTCTATTGTTCTACCTAGTTTATCGGCTTTAGTAAAGTCTTGCCATAAAGTATGTAACCAGCCACCATATCTAGCTACTTGTATTTTATGCATAAAGCTTTGTAATACTTCTCGCTTTTCAGGGTGAATAGCAGCTTCTACTTGTAGTTTTACCATATTAGTTAAAGAATCTAGGTAAGACTTAGGATACTCGTTTATCTTGATTGTCATATTGTTCTTCTTAGCCCAGTCTATAAAGGCATTAAAACTAGCCTTGATCTTATCGTTAGCTTTCTCGAATGCTGCATCGTACAAGGCTCTTACCATAGTCATCTGCTTAGCCCTTGCTTGGACTACCTTAGCATTAGCATTGGCTAGTTTTAAATCTAAAGCTAATAAGGCATCGTATAAACTACCTGATTTAGCTCCCTTGAATGTCTTATTAAAGGCATAAGAGATAAAGTCTTGTACTACTTCAACCATTCTTTCGAATAAGTTAGTAGCCTTAGACTCTTTACGCCTATGCTCGTAAGGTATACTCTTTAGTTTTTCTACTAGAGTTCTATCAGTTATACCCATAACCATAAACTCGTTCAAGCTATTCAAGTAAGCTTCACTATTAGAGCTAGTTGTAAAGTGCTTGTACATCTTCTTAGCTATCTTCATATCTTCATTAGCATCTCCAGTAGATACTTTAGGTAAGAAGTCTTCTACTTCTAAATACTTGATTGCTTGAGAATGTATCTCTTTTAGATATTGTCCTTCTCTAGAGTTAAGCCCTGCTGTTCTTAGACCATATTCTAAACTAGCGTGGAGTACTTCGTGAGTATAGGTTTCTTCTAAGCTCATACCAGACCTAGTTGGAGTAGAAGCTCTTACTATCTTAGATATTCTGGTATAAGGATCGAATGAACCTTCGTGCAACTTGCCCTTAGCTTCTTCTATTCTGACTTTTAAATCTTTCAGAGACTCTTTAGAAGCATTGATCACTTGTTTAAAGACATCTTGTAATTGCTTACTATGATTTTCATCGTATAAGCCATCTAGCTTATCTATAGATCTCATTTCAGCTTGTTTAGATAGGAGTGTCTCTGGATTACCATCATAGGTAAACTCTTCAGTAAGAGTACTATCTGTATTCTCACTAGGGTTATTAGGAGAATGAAGAGATTTATCTATAACTTGACTATCAAGAATGCTTCTAATCTGACCTTGTACGATATCTAAAGAGACATTCTCTGAATGCTCTAAGTAATGCAGTACTTGTTTTAATACAGGACTTGCTAACTTAACTTCATTGATATAATCATTGAATGCTGTAAATCTATCTGCTACTCCACTAGCACTTCTTTCTCTTGATTGTTTTTTAGACTCTTCAGTGAGAATAGAGTTAACCTTATTTACTGCTTCTTGAAGTACAGGCATAGGTATATTACCAGATCTAATGTACTCTCCAACTAGGATAGCTTCTAATTTATTGAATGCTTCAGCTTCTTCTTTAAATCTAGAGTTGTTAGGGATATTACTAGGTATGCCTAGTTCTCTAAGCTTATTAATCTCTGATAAGAATTGCTTAGCTTCTTCTTTAGATGTAGCCATACCGCTATATAGGTCAGTAAATATCTTTTCAGCATACTCTATTCTATCTTTCTCTTCGAAATCTAAAGAAGTTTGAGATTTAATCAATTCATGCTTTAATTCTTTTAAATCTTCTATTAAATCTCTCTGGCTATCTTTTTTAAGCTTGGCTATTACGCTATCAATTATATCCACTCCCTTAGTTTTAGTCATAGCTGGAGTGATTAGTAATCGCTTTAGCTCTTTAGGATCATTAAGAGTACCTGTAAGAGTATACTCACTACCTTCGATACCGTTTTGTAAGTTGTCATAGACTACTGAAGCATGCTTTAATATAGTTCTATTAACTTCACTAGATATAACGAAGTCATTGAAGGTTATGTCATTCTTCTCCATATCAATGGTAGTTGCTACATCTTTTATCTGTGAAGCTAGTTCTCTAACTAAGTTACGATTTTCAATATCTATAAAAGCATTCTCATTATAAATCTTATTAACTTCTTGAGCTTTCTTAGCAGATACGACTAAAGCATCATGTACTGGTATTACATGTATACCAGATTTATCTATCACTACAATAACTATACCTACATGAGTTCCGTCTACACCGTGTATTATCAGTACGTTAGATGCAGCACCTACATCAGTAAACATAGAATACTTACCATTTATAGTCTTAGCTATCCACTTAAACTTACTATCAGCCATTTCAGTCTTAAGTCTTTGCATAGTAACTTGTCTCTTATAGTTATCGTTAGTCTTATCTACTTTATCGAAGATAGAAGACTTAGCATTGCCTACAGAGTCATCTGCTAAGTAAGACGTATAAGGTAAAGGATTCTTCTTAAGCACTTCTTTCTCTATAGCTTCTTCTTCAGCTATAGTTAGAGTATCTGTATTTAACTCTTCTTTTCTTATCGTCTTAGCAGCTTCAATCTGAGTAGCTACATCATTAATCCTTGCATTAACCCCTTGATTTATGGCCTCATTCATCTGACGTACGAATGGATATGTAGCTTCTAGAGTTGCTATAGCAGGCTCATTGAGTACTGAGAAGTATAGTGCATCTAATAGTTGTCCTACAGTATACTTCTTTTTACTAGTAGTACCATCTGAGTCTGTAACGTCATCTAACCATATCTCTTTAGCTAGGATACCTTGATCAGAATTAAGGTACTCCTCCATAGGTTTCTTTACTTTTTCAATATCTAAGTTACTCTTATCTAGATTTACTATATTAGCTAATATCTCATACGCTTGCTTACCAGCAGGATCATTTCTCTTAACATAAGCGTAAGCTAGTTTAGGCAATCCTTCAGTGAAATATCTAGATAGGTTAAGTATAGAAGCTTTTTCTCCAGCGCCATAGCTAAAGACTTGAGATATAGGCTTAGCTGCTTTTCTAGCTTTAGAAGATACTTTACCCTCTTCTAGCTCGAATGTATGAGATACCTCTTGAGAGACTTTACCTGATAGGTTTTCTATTAATCTAGATAGAGTAGCACTCGATTTCTTACTTGGATTTAGTCTTAAAAACTTATGAGCGTTATTTATAGCTTCACTAGTGTTAGCTTTACCAGCTTCTAAGTATTCACCTATATTCTTAGCAAACCTTTGGTACAAGTCAAGAAAGCCTTTATCGTACTTGTCATTGATCCTTTCACTAGTATTAGTACCATAACTAACTCCACCAGCTGCTAGATTATCTACATAGTCAGGAGATAACATATACTGATTTAGTTTTAGTATAAGACCATTGTTTATACCATCGATCTCTGTAGTTATCGTAGTCTCGAATGAGTCCTTACTACTATTTCTAGCATTAACTAGATCTCGTATGGCTAAGGCAGCTTGGATAGCATGAGATACTTCTTCTATCTCAATAGTCTTACCATCTATCTTATGCTCTTTACCATCACTTATAAGAGCTTTTATAAACTTCAAGTAGTCCTTAGGATCACTCTCAGCGAACTTCTCTACGACAGCCTTACCGAAATCTATTGAAGACTTAGTAGCTTTCTTATCAGTCTTAAATCCGAAGGCTTGAGCTATAGATATATAGAATGCTGGAGTAGTAACTTCACCATTCTTGATCTCGTAAGTGTCTTTAGAATCTACTGGAGTTACTAGAAATCTATGGAACTTAGTGGCTTGAGGGTTTATATTAGTACTTCTCATAAAGAACCTATTATTCTTACTCATAAACGAGTCAAAATATATAGGAGCTGTACTATCTTCTGAATTGATGTAATGCTTCATAGATTCTATTGATTGTTCAATCTCTCTGTTCTTACCTTTTACAGAATCTAAATCTGAAGGGAGAATATATTTAGGACTATTAGGATCAGTAGTAGTCTCATCTAGTTCTATATAACCCATACCTTTCTTTAGAGCTTTTACATAACTTTCATCATTAATAATCTCTGTTATAGCTTCTCTATCTATAGGCATATATGGAGTAGTCTTGATAACATTAAGAGCTTTCTTATGTATAGTAGATATTTTAGTATTACCCTTACCTTTTATATATGTATATGGACTGTCATCTACTTCAGGTTTTTCAGTCATATATGAGGATACTTCAGCTTCACTATCTTTTAAAGCAAGTGAGAGATTATTCATCTTCTTATATAGATCAGTATCTCCATCTAGCTTTAAGAACTTACGATAGTTTACATTGCCTAAGCCATAGAAATTAACTTTAGTACCGTTCTTAGAGTCTATCTCCATAGAAGTCTCTTTAACTAAGTCATTCTTGATTAAGGCTCTGACTGCATATAACCCTAGCTCTTGTTCTATTAAAGATAACTCTTCTGAACTAGTAGTCTCTTTATTCACACTAAAGCCTATATCCTTTAAGACTTTTCTACCTATAACAGGTAACGCTGTAGAAGCGAAGGTATGTGTCATAGCTGTTTTTATAAACTGATCGTTTATAGTCTCTTCAGGGAAACCCATCTTAGATATGGTATCTAGTGTATCCATATAGTCAGCAGTGTAATTCATAGGACCTGTTATAAGCCATTCTAAACCACGGTACATCAGACTAACTCTTACTCTATTGTCATTGAGCAGTAAGCTTGCAGGAGCTTTCTTATCACCATTTTTACTATCAGGTAAGACTGAGACTAGATTACCTTTCTCATCTGTAAGACCTACTCCTTTTAATAATGTCATATCTAATTGAGTATAAACTGATGCTCCTAAGAAGTCTCTAATACTATTGACTGCTGTCTTAGGATCTTTTACTAAGATACCATTAGCATTTTCACTCACTTTAAAGTGATCGTTAAGTTGCATAACTTTAGTTTTATGCTCTTCAGGCATACTAGTCTCTTGATTTAAGAGAGTATCCATAACAGGTTTAGAATTTACCTCGATAGGTTCTAGAGGCTTAGGCTCAGGTTTCTTAGAACTTGTCTTTTCAACAGGTTTAGGAGCTGGAGCGGTATCTAAAGTAGTATTAGTGCTAGGTTTAGAGACTTGTTCAGGCTTCGGTTCTGCCTTAGGTTTAGGCTCTTGTACTTTCTCTTGAGTAGGCTCAGGTTTATCTTCTTGCTTAGGCTCTACTCGCTTAGATGTCGGTTTAACCTCTGGCTTAGGAGTAGGTTTAGGCTCTACTTTAGGTTGAGTATTCTCTACCTTAGTTTCTGACTTAGGTTCAGTAGTTTCTTTCTTAGAAACATCTTGTTTAGATTTAGTCTTGTAAGCTACTAGACTACTGATAGTATCTATTGTATCTATCTCGTTTCTAAGCTCAGCTAGTTGCTTAGTTAGAATATTATTAGCTTTCTCATTAGGTCTCTTAACCCATGTATGGTAGCCCTCATGCTTATCGTCTTCTCGATCTATAGCACCCTTGATTACTTCTACTGGAGTATCAGCTGAAGCTTGTTTAGGTATTCTGAAAGTATATACTGATCCATCGTTGATCGGATACTTACTAGCATATTCGTATAGTTTAGCTTTATTCTCTTGAGACTTCTTAAAGCTAGAGATATTCTCACTCATTTTAGATAAGTCTTCTTTAGAAGTTCTAGAAGACATAGCCTTAGCTAGATAGTTAGTAAGTGAAGGTCTTTCTTTACCATATTTATCTGTAAAGCCTTCTATGAATATATCTTTAGATATATCGTGATAACCTTCTTTACCATTAGCTAAATTGTCTTTAATACTAGTAGCTAAGCTAGTAACTGCTTTATATTCTTCTGGTGAGAATGCATTAGGTGAGTTCTGGATATCATTGTAGGCACTCATTAAAGTATTATAGTTATTCTCGATCTCTTTAGCTCTTGATCTATTGTTATTAGGACTCTGAAGTTCTTGACCTTTTAGCATACTCTCGATTATCTCTGGCTGTTGCATTCTAAGAGCAGCTAAAGTACTCTCTAGTGGAGTCATACTCTCTACAACGTTATAGTCAGGATTTTCTTTCTTACGAGCGAAGTGTTCTTGGATAATTGGACCTATGTTTTTAACAGTATTCTGAACTTCTTTAGGTAGCTTAGAAAAGTTCTCAGTCTGACCTATATAAGATAAAGCTCCACCTATCTCACCCATAAACTCTTTAGTTGTAGGAGTTTCTGATGGAGTACTAGCTCTAGATATAATATCTAAAGCTTTATCTAGTTCTTGATTATCTATAGGCTCACTAGAAGCGTTAGCAAGATCAGCATTGACTTCTTTATCGTTAGTTCTAGTATAGAGATCTTTAGCTTTAGTATAGATACTTTTACCTGTATTAATAGCAGTAGCTGGGATATGAGTACTAGCTCCGATAGATCCACCTACTAGTCCTCCAGCTATAGCTGCATCTCTAGCTTGTTCTTCTTTTTCTGCTGCTGTTAGATCAGGTCTAGCACTTAGTTCTAATTTAGTTTGTAGATACTCTATAGGAGCTTCACCTAATGCACCTACCGCAGCTCTACCACCTAGATAGCCAGCAGATTTAGCACCTTGTTTAGCTATACCATTTAGAGCATACTTTAATACTTCTTTAGCTGTTAGGTCTTTAGCCTCTTCAGAAGCTGTCTTAGAGAATGTAGGCATCATTTTAGAGATAATACCACCTTCGTTAGGAGTAAAACCATTCTTAGCTATTCTAAGCATGTCTTCTTCAGGTAATGACTTAGTTAGATAACCAGCTACTTCTTTTAGATCAGCATTATAAAGACCTTTAGGCATAGATTTACTCATACCTTTTAGTAAGGCTGAAGCTTCTATGTAGTTTAGACCTGTATAAGCTAAAGCAGCAGGAGCTTGTTCTAGGATACCATCTATGCCTACCTTATCTTTATAGACATCTTTATCACTAAGACCTTGCATTCTAGCTAAAGCTTCTCTTTTATCTATATCCATATTAGTAGCTTTAGTTAGAGCATTGATGCCAGCTACCCCTAGTTGGATACCTTTACCTAAACCACCTGTAGCCATAGTAGTAAGTACCTCAGGGTGAGTAAGAGACTCTGCAGCCATACCACCTATAGTTTTAGCCATATCCCATACTGAGTAGTTATCTCTATCCCATTGTCGTCTTAAGCTCTCAACTGTATTAAGACTTTGAGCATTGATGTCTTTACTAGCTTTAAGAGCTTTATTGCCCATATAGTTCAAGCCATCAGTTACTCCTGACATCAGTAAGCCATCGTCTGCTTGAGCTTTCTTCCAGTTCTTATTCCAACGTTGAGCTAAACTAAGTCCATCGTCTTGAGTATGAGTAGGCAATACTCCATCTAGCATATATCCAGCAGTATCTACTACGTCTCCTAGACCTTTTACTGCTCCACCTATACCTTTTAAAGCATCTCCACCCCATTCTAGAGCTTGAGATTTAATAGTACCCATTGTTGTAAAATCGTGAGCATCATCAGTAGGTACATAATCTTCAGTGAATACTCCTGCGGCATTCTCTAGTCGATTAACTCCTAGTTGTCTTGTAAACTGATTAGCTAGTTCTCGTCTAGTAGTATTGAGTTTAGCTCTATTCCTATCTAGCTCTTCATCTATTATATCTTGTCGCATTAAGTCAAGCTGTCTTCGTTGTTCGAACTCGTCAGCTCTCTGCCCATTCTCTATAGCTCTCTGTAGTCCGTGTAGCTGTTTATTTATACTCATGCCTCTAGCTAATAGACCTTCAGAAGTTAATCCTGTTAGATCTGGAGTGGCATAAGGATTACGAGCATTTAAGGTCATATTTCGCTTAAAGTTAGCATATTGCTCTCTCCTAGCTTGCTCTGCTGTAACATTAGCTAACGTCTCGTCAGCTAAGTCTAAACCTATCTGATAATCGTCTGGCTCTAGTTCTGCTAACTTATTTGTAAAGGCTTGTTGAGCTTTAAACTTCTTGTCTGCTAAACCCATATTTTCTCCTTTATGGTAATATTTTTTAAGGTAATAGTATTATTATATCTAACTGAAGAATGCAATAGTAATAGGGTAAATTAATTGTATGGACATCCTTTTCGAATATTGTAATTTTAAGTTTATTTTTATCTATCTATTTTAAAATATAGCTCAGAAGAATAGCTAATATTCGTAACTTTATCGTTAAAATGCAAGGAAGTCCTATGAGTAATTTTCAAGATATAGTAGCTGATGCAGAAAAAGAAGCTAAAAAGAAGTTAGACGAGTATAGAATTAAACAAGAAGCTGAACTTCAAGCTAAGCAAGTTCAAGCTGATTTAGATAAACGCATAGCTGATCGAGAGCTAGAACTAAGAAGAGAACAATATCTAAAGGATAAGTTCTCTAGTGATCCTGATAAGTATACGAAAGCTATGGTGGCTAATAGTATTAGCACTAAGTTTAATCTTGACAGTCTTATAGGTATCTCTAAAGTACTTTCAAGCGAGTCTTCCGTTGTATCCAATAACGAGTTACAGACGGAAGAAACTAGATTTACGACAGCCGTTTTGTTTCTAGCAGGCTTTGTACTTATAACTATTTTTGCAGTATATCTATCTAATAGTTATTAATTTCTAAGTAAATTAAACCAAGTAGAAGAAGATGGTCTGTTGGTAAGTTATCCTGCTAGACGAGCATCATTCTCTATAGCATTAGCTTTCTTTTCTCTCTTGACATATCTTTCCCAATTACGTTCTCTTTTATAATTAGCAAAATCTTCTATGAAAGTTCCCATACTTTCTTTGTCTGGAGTAGGTAAAGTAATTCCTAAAGACTTTCTTTTCTTACCGTTACTATCAGTATAACCTAATTCATAACTATTCGCATAAGTTAAACCAGTAGCTTGTTTAGGACCTTTATGCTGTTTAGATACAAACTGAGCAAGATCTTCAAGAAGGTACGCTATATCTTGATCTTTATCACCGAATGCCTGAAACTCACCTTGCTTTAATGCTTTCATTGCATTAAACTCCTCAGGATTTTCTGCTACTTTTAGAACTGCTTGAAGCATTTTAGGATTACTGCGTAAATTAATCCCTTGCTTTCCAGTAGGCATGACTAAAGGTACATAAGCTAAAAAATCTCTAGAAATATTACCATTAGAGTCAGATAGAGTAGTTTGTTTTAGATTTTCGAAAACTTTAGGATCTGCTTCTTTAGCTTCATGCCAAAAGTTTTGTTGCATATCCATAAGAGCTTCATTAGAAGTAGAAGAGTTTCTTATTTCTTTAGCCAATCTTTCATACTTATTAATTTCTGGACTCCACCCAAATTGTTGGTTACCAAAATCATCTCTACCTTGTATAGCTTTTTTCATTTCTGTTTTAGAAAAAGGATCGTACACTTTATAGAAACCTACATTGTTTAATTGAGAATTGAAATGCTCTTTTTCTAAATACTTTGTATCTGCTAGCATCTTATCCATGTCTGTAAATATTGGATGTTTCTTTTTATACTCCTCGTAGAACTTTCCTTCTTCACTTTCTTTATCGTATGTAGCAGGTATCTTTAAAAAACTTCCAGCTCCATCAGGATATAGAGTATAAGCTTTATCCTGATTATACTCATCTGCCAGTGTTTCTCGTAAATACTTATTTTGAGCAGAATCTACACGATTATGAAGTACGTCATCCCTAAATTTAGAGTTAGTATTCATTATAGGGAGCATTGATTGAGCATAAGATTTTAAAACATCTTCTGGTAAAGCAAGAAACTCTTCTGGACTCAAGCTAGAAATATTCTTCAACTGTTGCTGAGATAAAGTTCTATCAGAGTATTTCTTTTCTGGACTAACTGGTTTACTTAAATCTGTTGGCTTTTTCCAGACATACTCAAAATCTAATGTATTAGGGTTTAGTTTTCTTTCATACTCATCTCCAGTAGATGGGTCAATGAATTTACCATCATTAGTTTGCTGTATATTAGGACGAGGAGAAGTAGAGTCACCAGCTCTCTGAGCCATCATAACCTTATCTCGTTCAGCATTGTACCAATCTCTATTAGCATTCTCTGTCTCTATCCTAGCTTGAGCTTCTTGTTCAAGTAGTTCGGCTTGTCGTTGTGCAGCAGATTTACCGCCTAAAGCTCTCTTGATTGCTTCATACTCATTCTGTAGATTGTTAAATCCCCATTGAGCTTGCTCGTTCTGTATTCTCTGATTAGTATTTCTTAGATTGCCATATTGATTTTCTATACCTTGCCCTATATTCTTTAAACGATTGTTTTCAAGAAGTAAAGGATTATTCTCTGCATCGAAATCTATCTCTTGCTGAGTCTTAGTATTCTGCTTATCCCTAAGAACATTTAGTAACTCTTCACTCTTTACCTTCAGAGGATTAAGCTTCTCTTGTAACTCGTTATCTAACGTTAGATTTCGATTCCTAAGACCATAGTTCTCCACCTGTAAAGGGTGGAGTTCCTCTAGTCTTTTCTCTTGCTGATACCTATTCCAAGCTTCTTGCATTGCAGAGAATGTTCTGAAGTTATCACTCTTCATAGGAGAGTCGAAGTGAGGTATCGAGATATATTGCTGAGGATTATAGTATGACATATTATGCTCCGTAAGCTGCTGTTAATGCTGCTCTCTGACCTTTAAGCCTATTGTATTCAGCTCTATCTCTTGCCATATTCTCTTTAAAGGCATCTCGTTGTAGTTGCATATTCTCCATCTGCTCTTTATAGAGTCTATTATTCTTACGCATATCTTGTAAGCCTGAGTAGATACCATAAGCACCCATAGCTAAGCCACCTATATTGCCAAGCATCTCTCCATTAGTACCTCTAGTTACTGTAGATCCGTCAGCTAATGTAGTAGTTGTACCACCACCGTTCCACCAGTTACTAAAATTATTCCAAGCATTAGATAAAGCATTGCCACTATTATTAGGGATTGTTAAGTTTCTACCAGCTAATGTAGATGCATTGCTTGTATAGAATTGTTTAGGAGCATAACTCCCACCTAGTTGCATACCAGTACCGTTAAACCCATTAGATTGAAGCCAATTAGGGATATAGGTAGACTGATTTAGTATACTATCTTCAATATACGCCATTTTCTCTCCTTTATTTAAATCTGTTAAAGTTCTCTGCATCTTGTGCTAAATCTGTCGCATAGAGTAGTCCTTTCTCTAGCGCAAGGTGTGAAAACTCACCACTAGCTAGTAAGTAAAATATCTCGTCATCTTCTTCGTGATTTATATCTACGTCATATTCACTTAGATCTAGCGTACCATTTATAGTATCTCGTAATCTCTCTTGCTCTTGATTGTTACGATCTTTCTCGTCTTTAAAGTCTTCTTGAGCTTGTCTTATCTTAGCTTGAGTCCTAGCTCCACCTATGACATTGATAGCTCCTACAACTGAGGCTACTGTTGCTGCAGTAGCTGCTACGGTAGCTAAGTTCATACCTATTTGCCCTCCAGCAGCTGGTATAGCCCACCATGAGGCATATATGCTCATTACCATACCTACTATCTGTAACCAGAGTATATTATTCATAGCTCCAGTAAGTGCAATACCTGCAGCCATCAAGCTGAAGCCAGCAGCACCACCATAACCAGTCCAAGAGAATACTACACCTATAACAAAACCTACTATGGCAATAACAGGACCTATGATCTTGCCGAATGCAGTAGTCTTTTTCTCCTCCCACTCTACGTTATAAGTTAAGTAGATTGTTGCTAGATATATCTCTAACTGAGCTGAGTAAGGTACTCTGATCCAGAGTGATCTAGGCATAGGTATTAAGTACTTCTCGTTAGATACAAACTCAGGCATATAGTTAAAACTACTAGAGTAAGCATACGAGGCATTAGGATTATAACTAGCATTTATATAACCTGTTATTCTTTCAGTAGTATATGTACCAGTTTCGTCTCCTTGAGAATATGTCGCTGTATAATATACCGCTAAAGCACCTCGTGTAGCAGGAGTATTGTCTAGATTGACCCATACTCTGCCGTTGTCTTTCTCATACTGAGCTAGATTTATATATTGAATAGAACAAGGTACTCGTACATAACCTGTAGTAGGATTATTATCAGTATTATTAACATATCTATACTTAGGACCAGACCATTGAAGCTGGCTATCGTCTTGAGGTTTTTCTATGTAGCCTACATCTTCAAAACCTAGTTGAGCATTTAGAAAGTTATAGTCATCTGAGATACCTGTTAGTCTTCTCTCATTCATAGCTACATTAGTTGCATTAATATAGGCATGGTGTCTATAAGTTCGTCCTTCTCCTCCGCCAGAAGTACTCCAATATTGAGTATAAGCTCTAGAGTAAAAGTAACTTATATTAAAGCCATATTGTATAAACTTAGTGAATACTTTCTTATTAGCTTGTTCTTCTGTAGAAGCAGTCCAGTCTGGGACATTCAAGTATAGGTACATAGCACTACAATTAGGTTCTGTACCCATGTAGCATATCTTATTATGCTCTACTCCTTCTACTTCTCGTTTTACGAATTGTATTCTAAACTCTTTACCTGCAACAGAGTAAACTGTTCTAGGAGCATTCTCGTGATATGTACCAGCACGAGCTATACTTTCTAAAAATGTAAATATCTTCCATAGGTATTTCTGCCAATTCTTATTCTCTCGAACAGATTTATAGCAGAAGTACTTCATATCCATAAACTGAGTAATAGAAGCCCATTGTACATGTTCTTCATTGTTTAGTTGAGTAAATAAGCTAGTTATATTCTTATCGTTCTTAGGTTTCTTTTTAGTAGTTTTATTCTTATATCCAGCTTCTTCCAGAGCCTTATTGTAAAACTTATTACCACTAGGTACATTTCTTTTTAATGGATAATTAGCTGCAACAGATACTAACTTTGAACTAGTTGTAGTAGCTAAACTATCCTTATTTCTTCCATAGTAGATAGATCGATTACCATTTAGAGTAGACTCAATGAAGTAAGCTTTCTCATTCTTACTTATAAGCCTAAGCTGATCGATAGTATCTGTAACATAGAAATCATAGTAGATAGGTTCTAGCTTATCTAGGTCTCCTTCTTTATGGTCTTTCCAAGTAAAGTAAGTGATAGCCCTATAAGCTATCTTACCATCGGACCTATCTACAAAGATTTCTGTAGGGGTAGAAATAACTTTATTATCAGGATTAGTATAATCTATCTCCCATTGCTTTTTAAAGACCTCATAGATCTTAGGAGTGAGCTCTTTTAAAATGTAAGAAGTGAAATCTATATATAAACCTAAGTCAGTAATATCTACTACACTATCTTTCTTATAGATTGAGCCTTCTTCTTTCTCTTGAATAACAGTAGCGAATACACTATCTTTATGCCTAAAGATATATCCATCTTTAGAGAACTCTTTAGTTGTAAAATTGTAATCGACTTGAAGCGATAATAGGTACTCTACACCTAGGTCACTACCAGCAGTGAACTCATAGTTTACAATCTGTCCTTCTATACCAGTAACTTTCTTGATTTTATTCAAGTCATAAGTAAAAGTATTGAAGGCTACTCTAGAAGAATAAGGTAGTTTAAATCTAACGAAGTTCTGCTCATGCTGAGAATTTATATCTAAGACATTTTTATATAAAGCCTTAGTATTGCTATAGCCTCTAATCTTATATCTAAGTAGTTTTTCTAAGTAGTCTTTCTGGATAGAGTTCTTCATAGTAGTACCTACTTTAAACTTATGAAAAGGATCACCGAAAGCAGGTACTGTTTTAGTCTCGTCCTTTGTGACTTTCTTATGAAAAATGCTCATTAGATACCTTTACAACTCTATTCCACTAGGTTCTCCACCCTTCTCTATTCTATTCTCTACCTTATATTTCTTCTTAGCTTCCCAATCAGTTAAGCTTGAAGCTCTAAGGTCGTCATAGACTTCAGATAGTGAAGATGCTTTTAATGCTTTAGGGAATGCTGCTGCATTCTCATTGAAATCTAGCATACCAGAAGCGAATATCATTGAGAAAGACTCTAGCTGAGATTGAAGTAGTTTTAGTTTTAAGTTATCACTAAAGCCTTCGATCTGTCTATCGTATACTTTAGTTTGTGATCTTAATTGTTCTTGTTTTAGTTTATTGAGAGCTTCATCTTCATCAGCTTGATTTTCTTTTAGTTCTAGTTCTGCTATCTTTAGTTTTAATTCTGCATTAGCTATCGCTAGATTAACAGACTTGTCTATTGCAGCTGAAACTAATTGAATGTAGGCTTGGGCGTATGTATCGCCCAATATCCTACCATTATCGTATTGAATACGTAGGTTTTCGTCAATAGCATGCATTAAGACATCGAAAGCTCCTTCACCTAACCATTGAAGTCTGTTTTCTCCATAGAACTCTTTAGATAATACTTCACCTGAAGTGATGTCATTAGGCTCTACCTTTACATTCTTATAGTCAGTTGTGATCTTCACTTTAGTCTTAGCCATTGATTAGTCCTCGAAGCTGATATTATATTTATTAACTAGCTCTACCTTAGCATTACCTGTTCTTCTACCATTAATGACTTCATCACTATGGATAGGTATTCTAACGTCCTTAGCAGAATCTATGAGACATTGCTCTAACTCTACTGGTACATTTAAAGGTACTACTTTAGATAAGCTAAAGAATTGATTTTCACAAGTTAGCATAACTGCATTAGTTACATCATTATCTCTTTTATCGTTAGAAGTAATAGTCACTACTCTAGTTTTAAAAGCTTCTTTCTTAACACTTGCTACAAGTGCTTGTAGGTTAGTAACCTCTTCTACTTCAGAAGTCTCAACTTCTTCATTGTTTTCGATTTCGATATTCTCATCTTTTTTCTTAGCCATAATTTATCCTTTATTTAGATTTAAGTTATCCCCTAGTTATAGGGGATAAAAGGTATTAAGCACTTGCTAGAACTAGAGTTTTCAATAGTTTCTCTTCTTGCAAGATAATACCTGCATACCAGAAGCGATAACTAAAGAAACCTTTAGTGCCATAAGGATTGCTCAACTCAGTTTGTTTAGGATCTTGAGATCTAAATGTAATCTTGTCTTGTCCTTTAAGACCTACAGTAGCGAATGCACCTTTAGTTGGAAACAAGATAGGGAATACATCGAACTTACCTGTACCAGCAGCACCAGTGTAAGATAATGTACCAGTATAGCCAGCAGGTACAGTAGCACCTTTACCACGATATACTACAGCTGTCTCACTCTCAATAAATCTAACCTCATGCATAGCACCTACTTCACCTTCAGCTAGGTTACTAGCATCAGCATATTTATAAGCTGGGATATATGCGAACTCTTCAGTATTGTTCTTACCTCTAGTAGTATTCTCTAGATCGAACTTAACCTCTGGTCCGATAATTGCATAGTAAGCTCTATTTACAGTTCTAGTATCGATCTTATTAGATCCTGTAACTATCTCTGTATTCTTCTCAGCTCTATTTCTAACAAGCTTCTTAACAGCTCTTCTTAGAAGGTCATAGCTGATTCTGTATTGGTCATCTAATGTACCACCAGCAGTAATACCATTACCCATTGTAGCTAGGTTAGTAGCTAGACCTGAATAAAGTACGTTACCTGTACCAAGCATATCTAGTTGGATTAGATCTTCGTTTCTGACGTTAGCTAAAGCACCAAGCTCTTCACGATACCTAGTTTGCATAACATCTTCACTGAATAGTTCTACTTCATCAGTATATTCAATCATCTCACCATAGCTTGCACAAGTAGTCTCCATAGTTACCTTCTGGAAAGTTACTTGATTTCTAGCACCACTACCTTCTGGTAATTTAGCTTGATTAAGACCATTAGTAACGTCTTCTACGTTTCTACTTGACAAGAAACCATATTTAGCAAAATCTGCTGCATTTAGATCTCTATCGTAGATATGTTGCCATCTAGAAATCTTATATTTCTTACCACTCTTAGTTGGCATAGATTTTCTATCAGCGAATTGAGCATATACGTTCTTAGCATTAGCTGCATTTATACCAGCTCTATCGTACCAATGTAGGATAGTATTAGCACCACTTGTTGAGTTGTTACCGTCTTTATATTCCATAACTGCCATAATTGTTTTTCCTTTTAGAATCTATTTTGGAGCGATTTATACCAAGCGTTATATTCATCATCATTGTCTTCGTCAAGATAATTAATAACGCTCTTCTTATCTGCTCTAGAACTAGGTAGAGCAGCACTAGCTTTAGCTCTTGTTCTGATAGCTTCCTCTTTAGCTTTAGTAGCTATAGCTTGTTTTTCTATCTGCTCTTGCCTAGTAAAATAATCTTGACCTGCTTTAAAGTAATACTGTAAAACAGGTTGTTGATAACCATCTAATGCCGCTAGTTTTAAAGCTTCAGGCATTACCTTCTCATATATACCATTTTTAACATCATCATGCAGACCCTCGATATTCTCAGTATTACTTAGCAAGTACTGCTTAGATTGTGGATCGAGTACCTCAAAAGCATTCTTAGTTTTCTCGAACTCTGGATCTCTAGCTAGTCTTGCAATAACATCTTGAGTATTTTGAGCTTCGGCTTGTTCTGCATATCTAGTTGGGGTATATTTCCCATCGTTCTCAGGAAGATCGTAAACATCTATTCCACTAGATTTAATAAGAGAAGAGATTGCATCTTTATTTCCCTTTTTAATATCTATAAGTAGGTTAATATCGTCTTCACTGATACCATTCTGCTCGATTGCACTTATAGTTCTTCTATATGGTGCAATGGTCTGCATTTTCTTGGTATAGTCCATAGCTTTAGGAGCTAAGCGTATAAGCTCGTCTTCACTAAAGTCATACTCCATACCATTAGCTTTTATTTTATAAGTCTTAGGTTGCGGAGTCTCTTGAACAACTTGCTCAGTAGGTTGTTCCACTTCCTCGCTTACAGGCTCACTAACTTCTTCAGTAGTATTAAGCTCTTCTGTTTCAGGAGCAACTTCTTCTTCTACAGCTTGAGGAGCTTCTTCTACAGGTTCTTGTACCGCATTAGCTCTCTCATCTATAACCATCTTCTCTAGCTCTTCATCAGTAAGATTATTTAATTGTTCTTCAGTCATTATCTATTCTCCTCTGCCAATGCTGATCCAGCTAATGATGGTATAACTGTAAATAAGTATTGTTGTAAGTTAGCTACAGATACAAGCTCTTCAATAACGTCAGGTCTTTCACCTCGTTTCTTGACGTCACTTCTACCTAGTAAGCTTACTCCACTTAAGGCTTTCTCTTTTAGATAACCTTCTAGAATAACCTTTTTAAAGTCTTCACTTTTTAGCAATCGTCTAAGAGCTTTATCTAGCTCCACCCAGTAACTGTTGTCTACAGATTCAAGTTCGTTTAGTACTTGTTCTTCCATATTTTCCCCTTTATTAGATTATAAATATTGTTGCTTAGGACTCTGAAGTAATTTCAGAGTTTCTCTATCTATGTTAAATTGATTTTGTAATTGCTGTCTTTGTAAGGCTTCTTTCTCCTTTATCCCACTATATTGATGTACGTAATCTAAGTCAGTCTTATCTGCCATAGAATTAAGATTCTTAGCCTTAGCTAACTCAGTTTGTACCTTAGCTCTCTTAACATCTTGATCTACTGTATTCTCATCAGCTTTAGCTTGAGTATTAGCTATCTCAGCCTGTAATAATTGCATTTGTAGTTGTTGCATCTGTTCTGCCATAGGATCAGGTTCTGGTTTATAGTCCATAATCATCTTAGCGAGATCAGGCATCCTATATAGCTGAGCTATCTGAGCCATAAGTATCTTTCTCAATCTAGGATCTTCACTAGGACCTACAGTCTGCAATACGAAAGCTAACTCTTGAGCTTTAGCTCTATTGTCATCACTTGTAGATATACTTAGATCAATATCTATATTAGCTCCTAGATCGTCTCTCTTTAGATATACGAAGGTATCGTTAGTTATTCTATATTGAGACTCTTCATCTAAGAACATAGCATCGTAAGCTAGCCATTTTCTAAGCAATGGCTTAACTAGGTTTTCACTTATATTTCTAACTATGTTTAATCTTCTAGTACTAGCACTATCTATAGCACCTCTAATTGATGTTGCAGTGCTACCTAGTGCATTTCCGTTGATACCTGTATTAAAACTAGCTACACCAGTAATGCTCTCTGCTTCATTGTTCATTAATGTAAGTACATTGAATATTGAGCTAGGTAGCTCATTAAAGTTGCCTATAAAGAAGTCTGAAGCATAGTGATTAAACTCGAAGTTCTCACCATTGAGAAATCTCTGTTTATTGTATTCATCAAGACTACCTTTTTTTATACCTTTCTGACCATTATTAGATAGAGCCATATTATCGATAAAGCCTCTATAGATTGCAGTCTTAATCTTCTGAATATCACTTAGTAACTCTGCGTTAGATTCTCCATATAGCTTAAATGGTATAGCAGAGAATGGTACTATTAAGAATGGAGGCTTCTTATCAGGGAAAGGATTATCTTCTAACCTAATAATTGTATTGTCTATCCAAGTACATACAATAGGTTCTGCTATGTCATCACCATTGATGTCATAGTTACCCCAGTATTCGTGTACTACTATTTTCTTTCTAGCTGTATCACTAAATCGAAAGCTAGTACTATCTTCAGTAATGTACTCAGTATCGTTAGTGCCTGTTAAGCCTGTAGGTATCTTGATCTTATCTAGATTCTTATATATACCTGCTTGCTTAAGAGTAGTCATATCAGTCTCATATCTATAGATAACGAACTGACATTTATCCATATCGTCTTGGCAAGTAGGATCTATGAATATATCTTCATTTCTACATACCATAGCTGTAGGGTGATTCTTAACTGGTTTAGTCTTTCTTACTCTTACTTTAGTTATCAGAGTAGGCTCTATACCTTGAAGAATATTAGGATCAGCCATACCTTGATTTATAGCTTCTATAGCTCTCTGGTAATCAGGGTTAGGTATCTCTCTATCCTCTTGTACTTCTACTACCTTTTCTTCGTACTCCCAACCTGTTCTAATAACTACAGTACCTTCTTGATCTAGAACCTTTAGAGCTTTAGTCATAAAGTTGTACCTACTAAACTGCCTACAAAATTGAGTATTGAGTAGTACTTCTATCTTAGGAGCTATCTCAGCATCTTCTGAAGTAACTGGATTAGCTTTAATAATGTCAGGAGTAGATACGAAAGGTTCTATTAATGCAGCATGTTGCCATTCTGATTGTTTCTTAATATCTCTAGATACTAGTTTAGACCTACCATTGACCTCATTGCCATAAGGCTCTGCATTATACTCACTCTTCCATCTAGCTATCTTCTGATCTAACTCATTTCTGAGTAACTTAGATGCAGTAAAATCTGCTTTTAAATTAGAGAGCAATCTAGCTTCAGTTATGTTGTCAATCTCTATCATAGTCAGCCTCTATTCTTACTTCATTTAAATATCCATAACTAAGCTCTAGAAACTTGTTTAGAGTAGCCTTAGAGTTAAATACTCCATTCTTGTCATAGCTATCGCCTAGTAAGATACATCCTTCAGTATCCTTAGGGTAATTACCATTATGGATTAAGATATATCTAGATCTAGGTACTAGATTGTTGTATAGTAAGGGTAGTGATCTCTTAAATCTAGGAGAGTTATGCCATACTACATTGTAAGCACCTACAGGTATTCTTCTATCTTTACCACTCTCTGTAGTATCTCCACCAGCAGGTTCTAGTGTATAACCTTGCATGATCACTTTATCCTTATCCATTAAAGAAAACTTACCTATTGTTCCATCAGGTATATTTCTAAATCTAGTAATGTTTAAAATCAATCTCTTCTCCTTTCGTTTCCATCCCAATCGTCTTTACATCTAGGGAAAAGTCCTATGCCATACTTAGCTAGAAAAAAATCTCTAACCATAACTAAGGCATCACTGCCGAACCATGCACCAATCCCACAAGATGCATAGCTTACTTTCATATCTTGACAGAAATAAAAGACTAGTTCATAGACTATATATGCACTAAATACTCCGTCAAGGATTCTGTTAAAGAAATGAGAAAAACATTTCTTGCGAGAACTCTTGAAGAAAGAGATAATGCTGCCTATAGTACCTATGAATACCACGTACCATAAATAATGTATTTCCACTTTTCTCATGTCCTAAATACCGTTAAGAGTTTAGCAGGGGAGATTATGGCATTGATCACTCCTTGTGTAATAGCCCATACCGTTAGGGCAGTCTCCATACTGCTGAACATACGATCGTATAGGCAGAATAGCCCATAACCACAAACCCCTATAAAAACTCCCCCTAGCACTAGAACAATAATGCGTTTAAGCATACTCTTTGGTCTAGGTAAACCTTTTATCCCCATTATTTATTCCCCTTATAGCACTGAATAAGCAAGTCCTCAACATGAGAAAAATACTTCATTAATTCTTCGAATGTCTCAGGCTTAGCAGGATCGTACTCAGGCTTAACAGGTAGAGTATTAATACATCTAATAGGTACATACTTCTCCTGATATTCAATCTGAGTAATAACCTCTGGCTTAGCTGAACAACCAACTAAAAACAAGATACTACTTAAGAGGCTTAGCAGCTTCATTAGCTATCCCTTCATAGTATTTAAGCTTAGATTCACAACTATCATTAGGCTTAGTTATATACTTGTACTTAACTTCAATCTCAGGTTTTTTAACTACTTGAACGCTTAGATTCTTTATCGCTTCATTCTGCTGATCTAAGCTATTTCTGCATAGAGCTAGTTTAGAATCTGCTAAAGCTTTATCTAGGTATAAGCTCTTATATTCTTCTTGCTTATCTCTAAACTGCTTTTCTAGATTAGCTACCTTATCAGAGTAGTACATATAGCCTAAGCCGATAACTAAAGTTATGACAGCTAGTATTGCACTGCCAGCTTTACTAAGTGAAAAGAACTCTAAAATTGCTGAGAATATATTTCCCATTTTAATCTCCATATCTAAGTAAGTGATACAGCCTTACACTCCAGTAAAGCACCTTAACTTCTATCTTGTTTACGTTTAGATCTATTAACATATCTCTAAAAGTATTATCCGCAGACCTAAAAGTAATACTCTTTTTTTCGATAACTATATCGGTAAGATAATCATGAACTATAGCTGCACTAAGATATTCTGCCTTGTTAGGTGGGAAGATACTCCAGAATATTCTAGGAACACTAGCACCATCTGTTATATAGCCTTTAGGTATAACAATATCTCTATACCTATAGTTCTCTACTAGTTCGAACTGATACTTGCCCACAGGCTTAAGAATAGGTCTATTAACCATTATCTTGTACCTTCTTGAATGGATGAATACTCCATACAGTTTTTAGCTTGATCTTGTCTTCAGGTTCTAGGTAACTAGCATAGTTACTCTTAGTCATACCAGCTATATCCATCAGCTTCCAACCTAGATATATTCTGCAGTAGTACTTCTTAGAGTATCTGATTACCTTGTATAATCCAAACCTAGTCTTACCATTATTCAATCTACAAGTTACCTTGCACCAAGTACTTCTAGTACCATTATTACTAGTAGCATGTATATCCCCTATCGTAGTAACTGAAGCAGGATCTATAGTAGATACTCTTACTCCTGCTACTTCACTAGAGTAATAACCTATCTTATTTCTAAATAGCCAATGCAATCTAGCTTTATACGATCTATTACTAGGTTCTGGATAATGCTTTTCTCTCCAGCCATTATCACCATTAATAGCAGCACACTGACTATCGTAATAGTCATTAGCATCTTCGAACCATCTAGCCCACCTAGGTAGGTGATCGTCTTCTCTCTTAGTAAATACTAAAGCTATAGGTACAACTATATAAGATAATATCTCTAATACTATCTCTACTATGATTGTCCTGATTAGCTGTAGTATCTCTTTAATTGTTAGCATTCTTTTTCTCTTTAGGTCTAGTTCTGACTACATCAGTAAACTCGTCATCGTCTATGTACCAGAAAGGTTTCTCTCCGTTGTCATAGTACATCTTGCCGAAATCGTCAGGGTGAGTAGCTAAGTGAGCTATCACCCTGTAGATGTTCGTCATATTACTGCGATCCCACTGATCGCATTTTCTTGCACGCATAAAGATAAGCATAGGACATAGGATTACTCCTAGTATGAATGCTAATAAGGTAACTATTGCATATCCCATTTCTTACTCCTTATAGCTTACTAGCTTCTAAGAAGAAGTTATCTATAGCATTATCGTCCATACCTAATACCTTAGCCATCTTCTGTAGTAGAGGACTATTAATCTCTATGTCCTTAGCATACTCAAACTCTATCTGAGCTTCTTTATCAGTTTTAACTAATGCTTCAGCTTGCTCTAGTAAGTTAAGCTTAAGTAGCTGTAGCTTTAATTGTCTTACAGTTATCTGCTTAGGTACAAACTGCTTCCAGAAGTTATCTATAGCACTGATAATATCTGGGTTAGTTATAAGCCAATTCTTATAAGCTTTCTCATTAGTAGTCTTTAGCTTGACACCTTCAGGAGCAGAGGTTATTACCTCGTCTCCTAGCTCCTGTATGAAGTTAGATGTTACGTAAATTATCTTGTCCATTATCTTGTCCTTATAATATTAATGTTGGTAAGCTACAGTTAGCAACTGCAGTGCTTCCACGTAATGCACAGTTACTATCTGAACCACAACCCCATAGCTGACCATTATTTAGTAAAAAGAAGGTTCTCATAGTTTCGTTAGTACCAATAAGTTCTAATTGCTTTAACTGAGATACTTTTTCAGAATCTAGAACTACTTTCTGTATTTTTGTAGATTTAATATCTACATTATTGTTTACACCTAACCCACCAGTAGTATTTTCTCCAAAAGCATATAAGTATTGTTTACCATTAAGCTCAACTAAGAACATAGCCATAAAATACCAAGCATTTTGAGCAGTAGTGTTGTAATAAATTTTTCTGAACTTAGCATTAGGTTCGTTAGGTACGCTTACCTCTGTTATTGTAGATCTATTAGGTATAACATCAAAAGGACCACCACACACAAATAATCTACCTGATTTAGTTATAGCCATAAAGCCACCTATACAGTTAGCACTTACATCTACGATAGGGTCTATTGCTTGCTTGTATCCTGACGGAAAGTATGAGTCATCTAATAATACTGGCTTAGTGCTGTTAGATACTGGCTTACCTAATCCCCATATACTCTTAGTACACCAACTATACACAGAGCCATCCTCGCATAAAACTATAGGATTATAATAACCATCATTAGTGTTTGAAGGACCGTAGTAATAACTACCAAGCATGTCTACTTTCTTAATCTTCTTATCTTGCAGAGTAGTTACTTGGGTAAACGTATTTCTGTTAGTTTTATCATTTAGACCTAATTGTCCTTCATCATTCAACCCACAAGAATATAGCTTACCCTTCTCTGTTATTAAAAACAACGAGATGTAGTAGCAATCATTCATTACTAAGTCTTTTACAGAGTCTCCCGCTTCTAAGAAAGTGAGTGCTAGCTTAGTTGGTGTGGTAAGAGCTGTTGTATTGCCCATACCAGCTGCACCATAATCGTTCTTGCCCCAGAACCATACTGATTTATCTTTCTTGATGGCTGCTACTAAGCCTTCGCCTATTCTAGCATTATTACTCTCGTTAATTAACTTATCTACATTATCTGTTATCTTTACCCAATCAAACTGTGAAGCAGTGTTATTTATACCTAACTGATAGCTAGCATTACCACCTCTACCATAAAGATCTCCGTTTTCGTATAGTATATATTGTGTTGTCCAAGCACCGATTACTTGTTTAATTCTAGATATACCTTTAAGTGGATGTGGTATTACCGTATGAGGGTTAGTACCCTCTGCTCCTGTCTTAATAAGAAGCATACTGCTATACTGATTACCACAAAATATTAGTTCTTCATCTTCAGTTACTAAAAGAGTATAGAAATAAGGGTTATGTTTTCTAGCATCCATTATTAGTTTAATCGGTCCGAACTTACCTCTGCTCTGTAATTGAGCGAGACTCTTACCACCAATAGTACTAGCATTAATATTGCTTAGTAACTGCTCTTTAGTTTCCCCGTTAAGTGTCTTAGCACTATTAACAGTGATAGCATTATCTCCGCCTATAGTCTTAATATTACCGTTATCTGAGTATAGAAGCTTACTTACTTCTGCTTCTCTACCACCTACTTTATCTTTTACTCTGGCAACTGTTATCTTGCTCTCTGCCATATTTATCCTTTCAATATCTTATGCAGACATATTCTGCTATGTTCTTAACTACGTTTTCAGGTGCTGTTGGTACTACTCTGCTGGCATCGAAGTCTATGTTTAGTCCGAAGTAAGGCCCATTACCTACATAGTTATAACCAGTGCCAATAACAGTAGAAGTTATTGCCCCTTCCATTACATTAGATGAAGACAAGTGATTGTCATACATCTTGCCAGTAATGTTTCTTATAGCATCACCTTGCTTACTACCTATCTCTCTATCGCTCTGATAATCTACTTCAGCACCTGCGTCAAGACATCTACCGAAGTAGCCTCGTCTGTCTGGTATGTTAAACGTAGTAGTACCATTACCTTCGCCGTATGTCGTGCCTATGGCTTCAAATAAATCAGGATAAGCTTCTCTGCTTACTTCTCTACCATCGCAGAATAACCATCTACCTTTAGGGTTCTTCATCGCAAAGAATCCATATTGTCCTGCTTGAAATTGAGGTTCTTCTAAATCTACTGTAGTACCTTCGATATATAACTCACCATCTACTATTAATTCATCTTCTATAACAGGATCTAGTCTGATAATAGCTTCATTAGCTTGTAGAGTATAAGGCTTAGTTATATCCTTCTCTTTCTCCCAGTAACCATTAATAGATGCATACTTGTTAATGTAGTCTATAAGTCCTTTCATAGTAAGGATATGAATAGGTCTAGCGTTATAACTTGTATTTCTCATAAGTATCTGCAGATTAGTACTTACATCTGGTCCTGCTAACATACTATCAGCCTTAGCTAAAATACCTGTAAGCTTTAATTGCTCTGCTTCTAATACTTGTATATTATTAGAAGGATTAAAATCATCTTTAACAGATTTCAATCTAGGGATATACCCTGTATAGCTTCTTTTATCGTATGTCTCAGTCTGTCTTACATACTCCTCAGGAGCTAATCCGCCTAGCTTAGCACTATTTACTGCAGTAGCATCAGCATCTAGCTTAGAATTAAGCTCTTCATGCAAGGTTGATAACATAGAATCTAAGTTAGTCATACCTGCTGTAAACTTGTTTACTTCAAAAGCTAGCTTATCTCCTAGCTCTTTTACTTTTTCTTGCATAGGAGTGAGCTTATTCGCTACTACTCCATCTATTTCAGTGAACTTAGTTTCTATAGTAGATTGAATAGTAGTAATAGAACTCTTTAGAGTAGTCATCTCTTCATCAAGTTTCTTAATACTTTCAGGATCGAACTTCTTAACTCTCTCTTCTAGTTTAGCTACAGCATCATCAATAGTTCTCTGAACTATCTGTCCTGCTTCTTTATAAGCTTTTATAACTTCTTTAGTTTCAGCTCTATTGTTTCTAAAGTCTATTAAATCTTGTTTTATCTCTGCTAAGTTCTTTAGTTCTGGTATAACTTCTTGTATGTCTTCTAGTACGCCATAATATCTAGCTACAATCTCAATAGCTAATAAGTGTTGAGATACTTCATCTATCTCAGTTAGATGTCCTGATACGCTATCTACATTGTCTATACTCTTGTATAGTCTTTCTAGCTTATAAGAGATATTATTTAGTACTCCAATAGCCTCTGACATACCATAGACATGAGTAATCTCATTTATATGTCTAGCTATATCGTTTAACAAGCCAGATACACTAGCTTGAGCTACCTTCTTAACACTATCTAAATCAGTAGATACATTAGTTATATCGCTAGATACTTTAGATACATTAGCTATGACATCTAGTGAAGGCTCTATAGTCTTAATATACTCAATACTATCTCGAAGTTTAGTTATTGTATTTCTCAACGAGAGCATATCATGGATATTAACCATCTCAGCTTTCATCTCTTTAAAGAGTGGTAAGTTCTCTAGTAGAGTTTTCTCTTCATCACTCAACTCTTCTCTAAGTACTATTGTCTTTATAGTATCTGTATTCTCTGCATTAGATAGATTACTATGTGTACCTTCATGCTTAGAGTTTATAAACTGAACTAAATTAGCCATTAACAAAACCCTTTCATATCAGTTGTAGTTCGAATAAGACTATCAGGGATCACTTGTTGATTCATAATAGCTTTCTCAACTTCATTGTTATAAGCAGTTAGGGCATTGCCATAGTATTGTTTATAACCCTCTATATTAGTAACAATTCTTAAAGCTACATAGGCATATAAGACATCTAATAGACCACTAGGTAAATCTAATTCATCTTCTATACTAGTTACCTTTATAGGTTTAGGCTTATATTCTACGTAGTAAATATCACCTTCTTTAGCACTAGGGAAGAATAGAGTATCTTGATTGATGGCGAATACATTAATCTCATTCAATCTAAGAGTACTATCCTTGTCATCTCTAACACTAAGTATCTTATAGATCTCGTCTTCATTAGTTTTAAAAATATCTGTCTCTACAGCCTCATTCTCTAGCATCACTTCTTTATCTAAAGTAATATTCATCTCTTTAAGAGCTTCTATCTGAGCTGCTTTAGTTGCAAAACCACCATGAGTCATCTCGCACTTAGCAAGCTTAGCATGAGTAGCCATAATGACGTTAGGATCTTGTCTAGATATTCTAAAGTTCTTTCTAAAAGCAGGTACTAAAACTATGGCTTGCTCTCTCTTAACATTGAATAATCCATAGATGGTGTTCATAGCTTCATTAATAAGCACTATTAAGTTCTCATTATTCATCTGCTTATTAGGAGTAACATTAGGTAGAGTAACGATCTTTAAATGCTCTATTGCTTCTTTTACTTTCATGTTAAAATACCGTATTCCTTATTGTAGTTATCTCACTTACCTCATTATCGTAAGTACCATAGGTATTAGGCTTGAAGGCATCGAAGCTACCTAGCATAGATATACTATCTAGTACATCGTCATGCTTAGATTTAAAGCCTTGTTTAGTAGCCTTACTTCTCTCCTCTTCGAACTCGTTATACCATGCAGTATCTTTCATCTCATTAGCTATCCATACCTTCTTAGTATCGAATCTAGGTTTAAACAGAATAAATCTAGAGAACTTATCTCCAGTAGGTCTAATACCATCTTCACCATTATTATTAGAGCTAAGAAAGTTAAAGTAGATATTCTTAGCTAACATCTCATCTCTTAACCAAGAGATAAATCCAGCTTGTTGTCCTGTAACTTCTATACCTACTCCGATAGGGTTATATACAGGTATAAACTCAAAGATCTTATTTATAAACTTACTAACTTCAGTCTTATCACACCAGCCATCTACAAGCATATAATCACCATTATTAGAATAAGCCCATACGCTAATAACACTAAAGTCAGCATTCTTCTTAGCACTAGTAGCTAAGTCAGTAGTAATATAGAAGTTATATCTATCTTTATGTTTTAATACTTGTTCTCTATTGAAAAAAACTAGACTAGAATTAGGTATAAGTAAATCTTCTTTAGAAGTGATCCTAAGCATAAGCTCTTGATAGAAACTATCTATCTTACCTATACTCATAGCCTCTTCATAAGCATCTTTTACATACTCATAACTAAATCTATCCTCCCAACTACCTTTAAACTCCTCTTTAGTACAAGGGAACTTCTCGCATACTGGATAGCAAGCTACTTCCCAAGCTCCACTCTCAACTATCTTATATAAAGGATCTTTAGCATTAAATGGAGTACCTAACCAGATTACTTTATGCTTAACAGGACTAAGAGCATATTTAACGGCTTTATGGATAGTGTCTTCTATAGTTTTAATAACAGTATCGCTCCTAGCATCTTCATCGCTAATAATGTCATCTACGATAGCTAAAGTGGGTCTCTTACCATACTCTTTAGCACCACGAAGGCCAGTATTATGTGTCCGAATAAAGTCAGTAGTTATGAACTGGTGTTCAGCATTGTCTATAGCGATACATTGGCTAGGTTCTCGTTCAATTTCTTCAATTTTTATAATAGCTACTTTAGTTTTTCTGTCAAAACGTTGTCGTTCGTATTTTCTAGGAAGTCGGAAAAGACGTAGATTTAAATGGATATGTACATTGTACGAAGTATTCTCTGCGGCGTTAATGTATTCTGCTATAGTAGCTATTCCACCTAGACTTCTTACTAATCTGACTACATCTAAGCTTAATTGTTTAGATACAGTAGAAAATTTTACAGTTCCTCTGTCTTTATTAATAGTGCCATCTGTATCTAATAAACCTTGCAATAAAGAAAGGCGTTGATTTATATCTCCATAAAAGTATTCTTTAGGTACAAATTTTTCATAAGAAGTACCATAAAGCCTATATTCTCGTAATGCTGGAGCTAAATCTTTAACTGTAGTAGTTATAACATTATTTCTTCTAGGATCTTTTCGCAGAGTACCTAGTGTATATGGAATATGCTGTTTATATATTTCTAAATCTGCTTCATCAGAAGTAAACTCACACCTGATGCAATTATTCCGTAACCGTAATGTACCATCTCCAAGTAACAATCCTAGAGTATAAGGATCTATTAGTAAATCTTTTTTATAAGAATATTGTATAGGTTTGCAGTTTTCTATAAACATTAAAGATTTTGTATAAAAATATTTATTTTTATTTTTATCAATTCCAATTAATTGTTCGCTTATAGGATATGTTAAAAGTTCTTTAGTTGTTAATGTATAAGGTTCTTCTACCCAAAGATTATTCTTTTTAGAACGAATAATAACGCTATTTAAATGATCTTCACTTACTTTAATACTACGTCCATCGGCTAAAGTAATCTTATACATCGGTTTATGAAAGACTTCGCTTTTAGCAATGATTTTACATAAAGAACCATCGGCAGCGAATATTTTATCTCCTATCTTACAAGATTCAATAGTTATTTCTCCAGTATCTGTATACAATTTACTATCTAAACTTAAAGCTTTTGCCCCATACATTTTTACTACGAATCTATCACCTCTTAAATTTACAAACTCCAATCTAACATCAGTGATCTTTCTTCCTGCAGTAACACTATCGTCTTCATTACCATCTTCATCTACATACTTAATACTCTTATTAGGTATAAGCTTCTGTAAGAACTCACTATTCTGGTATCTATACTCTATATTCTTTCTAAGAGATTTAACACCATTTTCAATACTATCACCAATATATACAGCAAACTCTACCTTACCTATACAAGGCAGCTCTCCGAACGCTGCAGCATATAGAAATAACCACTCTGCGAATACAGAAGTTTTTCCAATACCTCTATGGCATAGAACAGCAGTATTTCTAGTAGAATTAAATACAGCTTCACACATCTTTAAATGTACAAGAGGAGTTTTATTTTCTAAAGTGTCTCCACTAGCCATCTGAATGAAGTTAATAAACTTAAGTACTCCTTCACTAGGTATATAGTCTTTAAAGCTATAATCTACTTCGTTTAAGTACTCGTCTACACTCTTAGCCATCATTCACTACCTTAGCATCTATGAAGCTCATTTTAGAATTAGCTACATCAGTAAGCTTACTACCATTAGCTATCAATCTTTTCTGTTCTTGTACCATATTAGCTAGCATCTCTTCGTACTGATCTACGATACTATCAGCCTTGTTATTAACATTAACATCTACTTTTATATTCTCTGGTGGCTTGAGGTGAAGTAATAATTTATCAGCAGCATTAATCCTATCTCTAGAATACTTAGCAGTATCCATCTCTTCTACTAGTCTCTTAACAGCTTTATATCTATAGCCTTGAAACATAAGCCATAAAGGTACTTCAGCTTGAGAGAGTATTTTTATAACAGTAGGATTTTTACGATACCTAATAGCAGCACTACTTAATTGCTTATATTCATCAGAACTAGTATCTGCTCCTACTCTATCTTTTACAAAATCTCTATAACTAAAGGCTCTAGTATAAGCTTGAACTACATTGCCGCCATTAGCTTCTAGAAAACTACAAAATCTAATGGCATTGACGTAATCCTCTAGGCTAACACGATCACCTTGTAGAGCATCTTGATAAGTATAAAGGGTATCCATAAATCTAAAGCCATCGAAGTCAGGCTCATTAATTGTTTGATTAATTAAATCAAGAGCTTCAGGAGTAATAGTAAGTCTCTTCTTCCCCTTAAGGGACTTACTAAACCATTCAGTTAATTCTTCTTTAGATACATTAGTAACTGTCTTGACAACGTTTCTAAGACCTAAATCAGTATCACTCAATGTCTTCTCCTTAAGATCTAATTAAATATTACGAATTAATCTTAGCGTAATACTGATAAACTTTCAAGAGTAAATCTGCTATAATTAAGGTTAGATTAAACCTTTATAAAGGACATTCTATGAAGAAAATATTTTTAGGATTTTTAATTTTAGTGACTTCTAGCTTCGGTTGGATGAAGACTGATATTATAGAAGCTTGCGTATCTGTAAAGCAGAACTATGGCTGGAGTATGCCAGTAAAAGTACTAGTAGCAACAGGTATACCTTCTAATATAGCAGTAATCCTACAAGACTTCAATAATATAGCTCTCTCATTAGAGAGATCTATAATGGGGAGATATATAGTAGGAGATGTGATAGGCATAGACGAGAATGGAGTTGTATATAAACTACAAGATTCTATCTTCTGTCACTAACGCCTTTTTTAGAGAGATTCTCTACTTCTATAATATTTACTAGAGCTTTATATAAGTAAGAATCTTCTTCACTTAAGTTCTCTTCACTTTTTAGCTCTTCTAACTTATTATTAAGTAGATTAAACATTAGCTCAGTAGCTACAGCCTCACAATCTTTTTTATACTGCTCTTTACTTAAAGTACCATCAATCTTCTTCGATAGATATATTTCACTGAACATTTCTCTACTTCTATACTCTTCTGTCAAGAATATCTTTTTATTTAGCCAATTAATATACTGCTCACCTTCTACATTGAACCAGAGGCTCATTCTATCCTTGAATACTTCACGAATATCTTTAAAGACATCTTGAGATAATCTATCCTTAGATGCAGCACTCACTCCATTCATTCTAGTTAGCATCTTAGTATAGACAGCTTTACCTATAACCCAACCTATACCAACCACTAATATAGTGACAACTAGTGGAGCAGCTCCAGCAACTGATTTATCTGTATCTCCCCTAGATGTAGCTACTAGAATATTACCTAGAGTAATCCCTACAACAGAGAACAAAAATCCACTTAATATCCCTATAACTAATGCAGCACTCTTCTTCATCTTACATCCTTACTAATTTATCTAAAGTATCTCTGATCTCACTAGGAGTATATAACCTAGTACCAATATAGGTCTCACTTAGATTGAAGTATCTCTCTACAATAGCTCTCAATCTAGCTAACTTATTACTATCCTTACCTTGCAAGCAATAACCTATCTCTCTACCTATGACTTCACTTAGATATTTAGAAGCCAGCATATTAGTAATAGAATTATCCAACTCTCTAATCCCCTCTAGATTACCTATACCATTCTCAAACTTCTTGAGTACTATAGATATACAGTCTTCATCTTGCTTTAGCTCTTCAGTAATACCCTTATACAAGTCCTTATCTAATGGGATATCTCCTAGTATCCCTTGAAAATTATCAGCATAGCTCTCGCAGTGAACTTCGATTACATCGTCAGTAAGCCAGAATCTGCTATTCATATAACCCTCCCTTATTTTCATTTAAACATATTTTAAAAGTATTAGTCTTAATATTCTCTTATCAATTCTTAAAGGACCTACTATGAACTTAGAGCAAGCCTACAAGAGTTACAGAGATAATCTGCTAATAACAATATTCGAAGTAGAAACTTATGCCGAGTATTCTCTTAGATTTCAAGATCTAAATCAGCTTCTAAATCTATACTCTAGAGCTACCTTCTATCTATGCGAGTGTCTAGATGAAAGCTCACTTATAGTCTATTATCTAGATCCCATCTCTAGAGAACGAGCTACTAACCTATTTAAATTATCTCTCCCTATAATAGAAGAGCATCTAAGGCAAGCAGTAGTAACACAATCTAAGCAGATACCTAAGGCAATAATCCAGTCCTCAATCCAAGCAGTACAAGCATTACAATCTAAACCTAAGCATACTCTAAACATACATCAAAGATATGTCCTGCATTATCTAGAGATATTCTTAGAGTACCTTTACTAATACAAGGCACTAGTCCTAGTAACTCATACTAGGCAAGCTCTCTCGACCAAGCATGGTCTCTAAAAAGATAGTCTAGGCTATGAGGAGCATGAGAAGAGTACGAGGTAGATTCAGTACTGGTTTGTATCGGAGAATTATAATTTTATATGGTGGTAGTACTCCCCCTCTCGCTCTCAAAAATTATTTACCTACCCCCCTACTCATTGTAAAAAGCATTCTTTTTCTCAAACCAACTCTCTAATAGTTCAGAGTTCTCCATGCTATTCGGTTAATCGTTTGAGAGTAATACTCTTAATAAAAATAAATTAAAAGGAGACGTTATGTCTAAAGAAATCAGTTTATTCGGTACAGTTAAAGAAGTGTTAGGCACTGTTCTTAGATCAGGTGAGAGGCTAGTTAAGATAGCTGATCAAGGCACTCAATATGCCTTAGAGGCAGCTAAGGTTGCAAGGCTAGAGGCAATAAACGATTTAGAGATTAGTGAAGAATCTTTAAAGAGTTTCGAAGAGAAAGTTGCACTACTAGAGAGAATTAAATAAGCTTAAAATTAGCTTAAGTTTTCTCTCCATCTCAGGTTAGGGTTTATCCCTAGCCTTACTTTTTTTTCGTATCTCCTTGTATTTCTCTCATTTTCTCTTACATTGTTCTCCTTACACTTTATACACTTAACACTCACACTTACACCCTACACTACCTTACGTCTATCGTCTCTCCTTCATATCCAACTTTCGTCTCCTTGTTCAAGCTCGTTCTCCGTTCGGTTTATCGTCTGAATGATTCGTCATTCTAAATTAATTAATAAAGGATAATCCATGAGATTAGCAGTATCAGTTACTAAAGCAGCAGAGCATAGAGTTGGAGAGAGATCACCAGAGAACTTTCTGAATAGCGTAGAAGAAGTACGTGATTATACATTAGCTAACGAAGCTAAGTACTTCGTAAACATTAGAGGTCATAAAGCAGAGAAAGGCATCAAGCCTTTAGATTTCAAGTCAGCCTATGTTCAAGCTCAAAACCTTATCGCTGAAGGATACTCTGATAGAGATGTATTCATCAGTGCAATAATCGATAAAGTTGCTACGGCAGACGACATCGATTTCTAAGAATTAGTTGAGAGAGGTATTCGTATCTCTCTCAGCATTAGAGTAATCAATGGATATAAGAGTATCTATTGACTACTTTAATCCTTCTAATTCTCCTTAATTACTAATCGAGTCAGCATAGATTAGTAATTCACCCATGCTGATTTTTTTTTTTTACAGAAAGGAGTAACCATCATGAAAAGAGTACGAGGTTACATTCATAGAGAAAATATGGTGATCAGTTTCGATACTGATAGAACAAGGTTTATGCCTTACCGTGTAGTTATTAACTATAACGGAAAGAAAGCAGAGACCTACTTCAATACATGCAAGGCTCTATTTGAGTTCTTGCCAAGAATAAAATAATAAAGGATCAATAATGAAAATATCTCGCAAAGAAATTAGAGCAAGAGTTCTAAAAAGTAGACAACTATGGAGACATAGAAAAGAGCTTGTTAGACTATCTAATGTCGTATACCAAGTACATCCTATTGACTGGTATATCCTTCAAAGTAGAACTAACGGAATGTTAGAAGAAGAATAATAACTTCATAGACCTAATCAAGTCTCTAAACTGATTACCCTTTTTAACTCCTAGAGATAGACATCTCTATTACTACTAATTTTAATACTAAGGATAGTCAATGTTTACGACTCAATCAAGAGTAGAAGAACTACTCAGTGAACAATACATTCAGACAGAAGTTAAAGCTTACTTAGATACTCAAGTAAACTTATTAGATGAAATCTATGAGCGTATATGCCAATGGCTTATAGATTATAGAACAGGTGTCTATGGCAAGACCTATACTAGTAAAGATGAGAGACTTGCAGAAGTACAGAAGCATGTAGATGACCTACCTAGATATGTACTCTACTCAGTATGCTTACTAGGTAAGACTACCTTACAAGCTACTGCTACTAAGCTAGGTCTATACATCCATGAAGATATACTTACTGCAGCTAAGAGTGGTAGTGAAATACTTGCAGTATGCGATGGCTTAGGCTATGAGATCATTCGACCTAAAGCATTCAGTGGTAATACCTTTGAGATACAGCCATTGATCTCTATCCCAGCTGATATCAAGCAAGCTCTAAACTTGTCTCTCTTTTTGCCTCCTATGGTCTCTCGTCCTAATGCATGGACTACTAAATCTAATGGAGGCTATGACCTTACTCATAACTATGCCATACTAGGTGATAGATACAATAAGCATGATAACCCTATCAATCTGCATGTCCTAAATCTATTGCAGGACGTTAGCTATCGTCTAGACAATACGATAACTAAAGAGGACGATGTACTAGACCTAGACTCAATCGATCCTAAGTCTAGAGAACAGGCTCAAGCTAACTTCAATCAAGCTTTACAAGAAAATAGATATATCTATACTGAAATGGGAGATAAACCTTTTCACTTCGTATTTCAATACGATAAACGAGGACGTATCTATTCTAAGGGATACCATATAAATATTCAAGGTAACTCTTATAGAAAAGCTATGCTCAAGTTTGCTAAGGCAGAGAAGCTAACAGATGAAGGCTGGAAGTGGCTTAAGATAGACCTAGCTAACCACTATGGTCTAGATAAATCTACATGGCAAGAGAGACTAGACTTCATTAATGAGAATATAGACTCTATGCTTACTAATCCAGACGAGTGGATATCTAAAGCAGACGAACCTTTACTCTTTAAGTCAGCTCTCAATAGTTATCAGATGTCTCTTATAACAGGTACATCAGATCAGATCGTAAGACTAGATGCCACTTGCAGTGGTCCACAACTAATGTCAGTTGTTATGAGAGATGAAGAAGCTATGGCTAGACTAAACGTCGTAGGAGACTCTTGCAGAAATGACTTCTATACTCTAGTAGCTAAAGAGGTATATAACCGAACTAAAGACAGCTCTCTATGGGGTATCAACCCTAACTTTAAAGAGATACGATCTAACATTAAGAAGGCGATTATGACGACGTACTATAACAGTACTCGTAAGCCTGAAGAATACTTCGGTAAAGATACTAGAGAGCTACAAGTATACTATGAAGTACTAGACGAGTTCACTACAGGTGCTAGAAAACTACAGAAGACAATCAACGATCTCTGGGATAATTCTAAACTAGTATATCAATGGACCTTACCTGATAACCATACTGCATATTGCCCAGTAATTACTACTAAAACATCTCGCATAGAGATTAAAGAGATGAAAGGTGGTACTGCAGTGATGAACTTCATTCACTCCATAAATCAAGGTGGTGAAGAAGAGAAACGATCACTATGCCCTAATATCGTACATAGCTTAGATGCCTATGTATGCAGGAGAGTTATAACTATTCTAGCAGATAAAGGCATAGCAGTATCCCCAATTCATGACTCATTCGGAGTAAGTCCTAACAACTGTGAAGCTCTTAGAAAAGCTTATAGAGAAGTCCTAGCTGAACTATACAGAGAAGATATTATTAATAATATCCTAACTGAAATAGATCCTACAGCTAAACTAGATAGACCAGACTATAAGCTTAAAACTTCTATGGCAATCAAGAATAACCTAAATGGCTATTACATCTGTTGAGTACTCTATTACATAAGTAAAAGTACTTATCTATCAATTATTTTAGGAGATAAATAATGGGAATGTTTACAGAAGACATTGAAATAGGTGCAGCTCTTTATGAGTATCACTTAGAAGAGATGGAAAGAAAACAAGCAAAACTAGAAAAAAAGAAAGCTAATGATATCTATGAGTATCACGTAAATGGTTCAGGAATGAAGTATTGCATAGCAGATATGGACGATAAGTATCTTATCAACTGCTATAAGTACTTTCGTAAGAACTATGAATATAAACGAGCTTTTAGCTTCTATATAGAGCTAAGACTCAGATATCCAGATACATGGAGAGAGAAGATACAAGAAACACAACTATAGAGATTCGTTGTTAATCCAATCGAGAACCCTGCTACGCAGGGTTTCTCGAACTTTTTTTATTTAAAGGATTAACATGTCAGCAGTAACTGAAATAAGAATGCTATTTCAATCACTAAATGAATGGAAGGCTGAGAGATATCTCTCACTAGATAACCAACGTGAAGGCTACCTAAGAAACATCATGGAAGAACTAGGTGAGTTAGCCGAAGCAGTTAAGCAAGGTAACTCTGAAGAATACATCGACGCATTATGCGATATTGTAGTATTTAGTATAAATGCCTTAGATGAATACTCTTATAGTGCAACTAGTATGACTATTACTCGTAATACTTCAAGAGAAACCCTCTATCGTAATCTACTTCACGAGATAGCTAAGTATGCCAGAGACTGGGATACAAAGTATCTCTGTAACATCTATCAAGTATGCAAGATTCTAGCTATGCAGGGTAATTATGATTTATTCGTAGCTATGAATGAGACTATAAAAGAGATTAGTTCTCGTACAGGACATTATAGTGCTTCACTTAAAAAGTGGATAAAAGATACTAGTCCTGAAGCGAAAGCTAAATGGTACAAGGCTAACTATGGCAAGTGTACTCTCTAGTGGTGAAAAGCGGATAGTAGCAGTATTGTCTACTTGCTATGGCTTAATGATAGATGACAATATAAAAGAGCTTTACATAGACCAAGAAACTACATCTATGGTAGATAAGATTAGATCTGATCTCTACGATCTCTTATCTGACTATGTAAAGCATGGACCTGAAGTCGAGAAATACTCTAAAGTTATAGATAGTAAATTAAAACGAGATAATAGAGATTATTGTATTTCTAATACCCAACTAGCTATGACCTTACTCTATCTCTCATTCGAAAAGTGTGAGAAATCCTTTAAGAAACTACCTACAAAAATATCTGAATGGTATCAAGACAACAGAGAGACTATTCTAGAGATTAGTTATCGCTCTTGTGATAGTGCAGAGTTTAAAGACTCTGACGAAGGTAGTTACTTATTAGCTCACACAATAATGGATGCTATAAGAGGCTAACAATGGCAATTAATCAAGAATATCTAACACACGTTAGAGAAGTTGTTTCTGAGTTAGATGCAACTCAATTAGAAAAAGTATCTTCTAATACTACTACGATATATGTTCTAAAGGACACCTTATATCTAACAGGTACATTAAAGATACCTAAGAAGTACGAGAAAGAGTTTAAGTATCCTGCATATATTAGTTATAAGAGTACTTTATTCGGAGTTCTCCATAATGATTATGGATATGTTACTAAACAGATTAAGAAATCTTATGGAGAACTAATGTGGAAGATAGCATCAGAAGGAGATAACTCTGGTCTATTCTTACAAGAGTTATTCATACCAGATAATTCTACCTATCACTTAGACTGGTACAAGGTATCAGAAGGCTATAACTTAGATGGATTACCATCTAGTTGTATGAAGGATAAAGGTGATCTCTTTATCCCATTAGACAATCTAGCTGAAATGGCTGTCTTAGTTAAAGACTCTACTAATCAGATGGTAGCTAGATGCATAGTTTGGAATAGAGGTGTAGTAGAGAAAGCTGATGGTACTAAGATAGATAAAGACCTATACGATAGACTGTACTATGTAGATGGCGAAGCTGAAGAGCTTATGATCCAACACTTAGAAGCTAAAGGCATAGAACCACTCTACAACCACTGGAATGGTGTTACTTTCAATCTAAGGATCAAGAACCCATTTACTAATGGCTACTATCTGTGGATGGATACCTTTAACCTATTAGCAGAGAATGACTATTTATACTGCTACGACTGGCAGGACTTGGGTTATGGCAGAAGCGATATACGAGATGTTATCTTCGAGAGTATAGAAGTTAAAGTTCTAGGAGCTTTATTAACTCGAGATGGGTCAATAGAGTATGGCGAATATGCTGACGATGAAGATGACGATATGTCAGAAAACTACTCTAACTATGAAGATGCTTATATCCCTACTAATAGACAAGCCTATTCTAACTATCTAGGAGATATTCTTACAGATACTGAAGCATTCATATCTTCTTATGATGAAGACTGGTATCCAATCAATGGTAAAGGGGATGTATGGCTACCTATCTATCCTAACCCTGAGAATAAGACAGATTATGTAGTAGGTACTAATAATATGAACTTCTACTACTGGACAGATAGACATACAAATGAGCGATACCTAATACCAAGAGATGATACTGTTATAGATTATATAACAGAATTATACATACCTAGAGATAGAGCTGTCTATCTACCATCTAGGGATCTTTACATCTATAAAGATATCCAGCTAAAAAACGTAGTAAAAGCTTTTACTAATGCTGATGGTAACTTCTTATTAACTCCTGAGGAATTAGCAGAGATATCAGAGGAGCTTAACGATGGACAATAGACAAAAGGTTAAGCAAGCTATTGAAGAGTACATTAAAGTCAATTTTAGCGATGATTCTAATGAGTTCTACCAATACAATAGAACCGATCATTTAACCTATGCTGATAGAAGACTTATAGTGTGTGATGATAAGTTTAATTACATCTCTACATATCTAGTAAGAACATTATCCCCAGATAAGTTTAAACATCAGATATATGCTATATGTCCAGAGACAGTAGTAGGCATATCTTTTAAAGATGGTAAGCTTAGTTATTCTCAGGTTAAGAAATCTAATATAGATCCATTTATAGAGAGTCTTATAGAGATAACTGGTAGCTGTGATATTCTAGATCACTATGCGTGTGAAGTTCTTAGAAGACAATTTAGATTATATCTAGATGCCTCTCCAACAGAGTATAAGCTTAATACCATAGCTATCTCAGAAGGTTATAACCTAAGAGAATTACCTACTAGCTGTATGAAAGGTCAAGGCTTAAAGTTTAAACCATTAGATACTATGGGTAAGATGTACTACCTAACATCTAATAAGACAACTAACATCTTAGCTAGGTGTATAGTCTGGGATAAAGGAGTGGTCATCAATAGTACTGACGATGAACCTATAGATTGCCAGATATATGACAAAGTCTATCAGCTAGAAGGTAAATACGGCAATATCTTTAAAGATATGCTTGAAGCTAAAGGTATCTTACAATTAGATGGCTTAGAAACTATCGATACTTGGAATCTGTATATCAGTAATCCTTTTATAGGGATAGAAAATGGTAACTACCCTTGGATGGACAGGTTTAGCTTACTAGATATAGATGAGAATAGACTTTACTACTATGACTGGAATGCCTATGGACACAATAGTAGTGATCTAAAAGAGTTAGCTATGGAGGTAAATCCTGAAAAGTATAAAGTACTGTTATCTACCGATGGCTTTACAAGGGATATGGACGAAAATGACGGCACAATATATTCTGAGTATGAGAATAGAGATATTGACGAAGATGATGCTGTATGGTCAGAGAACTTAGATAGCCATATCTCGGCTGATTGTGCTATATGGAGTCAGACAGAGAGAGACTACTTTCATGAAAATGACTATGGCAATGGTTGGTACTATAACTGGGATGATAGAGATGAACCTATCAATATAGAGAATCCTGATTTTGTAGAGTTTCAAGACTCAGATGACGCTAGATATATGGTAGCTAAAAGTAATGCTGTAGAAGATATGCTAAGCGAAAATATTTCTAACTGGATACCTAAAGAACTGGCTATAGAAATTAAAAGCTTAGGACCTAACTACTATATCTATAACGATTACTTAGTAGGCGTAGTTAGAGAACATTTTAAGAATTGCTTGAGAGAAGGTAGAGGTGATGCTAATGAGTTTGCAAGCATCGTAATGAGAATGAATGGAGAATGGACATGGACGAATTAATAAACTTACTTATAATGGATCAAGCTACTCTATACGAACATGTAAAGAGTATCGACAATCCTAACTATATTAAATCTATAGTACCTAATGGTGGAGTATTATTTATTCCACTAGATGAAGAGAGGTATCCATTACTATGTACTCATTTAGATACTATAAATGACTTTAATGATAGACCTGCTCCATCTATAGTAGATATACTCATAGATGGAGATACCTTATCACTTAATCCATACTCTTCATGCTCTTGTCTTGGAGGAGATGACAGATGTGGGGTATATACTGCATTAAAACTAATGAATAGTAATGTACCTTATGCATTCGGATTCTTCTTAGACGAAGAGATTGGAGGAGTAGGAAGCGATAAGATTGGTATATCTAGCGTAATGCCTTATGAGACTATAACAGCATTCATAGGGCTAGATCGAAGAGGTAAAGATCAAGTAGCTCTATACGGTTACGATAGTGCAAGCTTAATTAATGTATTCGAACAAGAAGGCTATAAAGCTGTCTATGGTACTTTTACAGATGCAAGTAATCTAGCTAAGTACTGGGATATTGCCTGCATAAACCTAAGTGTAGGATACTATAACGAGCATACTACTTCAGAGACTATTAACTTTAAAGAGACTAAAAGCACTCTAAGAATGCTCTTAGAACCTAGAGTGATAGAAGAACTACTAGACAATACTTTTACTTATGACAGCAATTTTCAAGACGATCCATTTTGGAATCCAAACGGAGATTATAATGAATGATCTTATAGATCTTATATTACTCCCTTTAGTTGTCGTCTTGTTTATTGCTTTTATAAAGTATATACAACAATAAAGGAAATTAAAATGAATATATTACTAAAACTAGTGAAGGATTATAAGCCTTTACTATTAGGTATAACACAAGAATGGCAAGAGAGCTATATTAATACTCTCTTCGCTAAACAAGATCCACTAGATAGAAAATACCCTTATGGATATGCTTACCATAATCATGAGTTCTTCTATCTAGCTAAGAGTACTGGATATGAATGGAGTAAGCTATGAATGTAAGATTATTAGAGCATACTCACTTATCTAGTGCAGTAATTGCAGCTAGAACATGCTGGAATAGCTTTCATAAAGGAGACTTATATGACTCTCCTACTAACGAGATCACAGAAGAAGATAAAACTCTTCTATCTAGATTGCTTTTCAAGAATAAACACGAAAGTATCTTTGAGCATATTGTATATGTATTCAATATACTAGGTATCCCTAGACTATGCTTACAAGAGTTAGCTAGGCATCGTATAGCAAGCTACAGCATAAAGAGTACTAGATATACCTTAAAAGAGCTAAAGAGTGAAAAGTCTTTCTTAGAAGCTAACTTAGATGACTATACTTACTCTTATAACTTCGATAGAGCTGAGAAGTATATTGAGTTCAATGATGAAGTATCTAGTAAGTATCAGGTTAATCAGCTAGAACTACTAAGAGAAGAGATAGCTGATGGAGTATCTTTAGACGATGCTAAGTACTTACTACCTGAGAGCTATCTAACCGATCTTATTATGACTATAAACGTTAGATCGTTTAGAAACTTTCTACAACTAAGACTTTCTAAATCAGCTCATAAGAGTATTAGAGCCTTAGCTAACGAGATGCTTACATCACTCCCTGTAGAACATCTATTCTTGTATAAAGACTTACTAGAGGAGAACAAGAATGATTAGTTGTAAGCATTGTGAGTCATTAATACCAACTTACTATAATACTTGTCCTGTATGTGGTCAAGTCCTAGATAAATCTAATAAAGTTAGATTTAAAACTTTTAAGCATAGTCCTACTAAGAAAAGTAATCCCCTAGAAAATATAGATACTAAAGAATATACCTTTAAAGAACTAGACGAGATAGTAACGACATCTAAATGATTGTTACCTTCGATATTGAGACTACTTCAATCCCTAAGCTAGTTCTAGATATTGAGAAGATTCTTTGTATTGCTATCAAGATAGACGACAATCCAACTAAGTGTTATACATATAAACCTATAGCTAATTCAGACGGAGATCTAAGCGTTGTCTTAGATATTCTAAATAAAGCTGACCTAGTTATCGGTCATAATATAACTAAGTTCGATATCCCTATTATTGAGAAGTTTCTAGGAAAGATTACTGCACCTATAGTAGATACCCTGATTGATGCCAAGCTAACATATCCTAAAGACATACTACTAGGAATAGATTATAAGATACCTGAGCTACCTAAAGCTCTTAAAGGCTCTTATTCTCTAAAAGCATTCGGCTATAGATTAGGTAACTATAAACTTGACTATGACGATTTTACTGAACTCAATGAAGATATGGTAACTTACTGTAAGCAAGACGTAGAGGTAACTTACGCCTTATATAGACATCTTATTACAAGAACTACATATCCATCTAAGAAGGTAAGAGAGCTAGAATATAAAGTAGCCTCTATTATTTTCGACCAACAAGAATATGGCTTCTATTTCGATATAGATAAAGCTAGAGAACTTGCTACTAAGCTTAAGTTTAGACAGATGAATCTAGAGCATGCTTTACTCAAGATCTTCCCAAAACAATTTGAGCCTGATGGTGATCCTATTATCCCAGCTAAACCTAGAACAGTTAAGCTTAGATATAGAGCATATCCTAAGCATACTACGATTACTGAGTTCTATAGACCACTAGAGATAGGTAGAAATGGTAAGTATAAATATCCACCTAAATCTATGAAGTGGCTAGATTATCCCTATAGGATAATCCCACAAGTTGTTAGTGGAGAATATCAGAAAATTAAGTTAGTAAATTTTAATCCTAACTCTCGTCAGCAGATAGCTAAGAGACTAATCTCTACTTTTAACTGGCAACCAGTGAACTATACCGAAAAGGGCAATATAAAGATAGATGAATCGATACTAGGAGAAACCTATGAAGACAACGAAGACAATTTCGATGCATGATTTTAAGCAAGTGTATAAAGCTTTTTACGACACTGTAATGGGTACTAATTACTTCATAAAGCAGCAAGTTACTCAAGCTTCTATACCTTGTAATGTCGTTTATATCCCACCTAAATATGAAAGGAGGCTTAATGAAAAAGAGTGAGTACTTATATGGTAGACCTATTCAAGCTTTTCCAGATGCTAAAAGCCATTATAAATCTAAGATACATTCAGCTAAAGAATTGCTAAAAGAGTTAGTCTCTATACCTCTAGAAAATAGAGACGAGAAGAGAATTAATGATGTTCTTAAAGCTATCTCGTTTAATGAGCAACTTTTAAAGGAGTACTATGAGTAGTCTTAATGAAGCTCTAGAACAGCTAAAAGAATATCTTAAACTCTCTAAAGATATAGGACAATTACTTCTAGGAGATAATAGTCTTATTAATCTTTACAATCCAGATACTCATAGATTACATGGTAAAGTAGATACTCTCGGAGCTAATACGGGGCGTTAAAATAAGTTAAAAGGAGTTTAATATGGAAATATTAAACATAAGTACTAAGATAAAGAAAAGAGGCAAAAATCCTGATGGTTCACAAAGATACCATCAAGTAAGTTATGTTACATTGCGATGTGCTATATGTAATAAGGAATTTACTAGAGTTTTCAAAACAGAAAAAGAATTGGAAAACCATACTTTATGTAATAGTTGCAATAAACTTTCTTCTAGAGTTCAAGTAGATCCTTATTACTACTTAAATAAAGTAAAAGAACTATATGCTGAAAAGTACTTTATTGAAGAAACTAAACATCTTAGATTTCATGACAGAATAACTATGGTTTGTAAAATCCATAACATATCTTGTAATTCTAGAATCAGTGATTTACTCTATGCTCCTAAAAGGAAAACTACATTTATTTCTTTAGGAAACTGCCCAGAGTGTAAAAGAACACTTCACAGAAAAAGAGCTATAACTGAAAAATTAAAAGATAAGGTTTTTCAATTATATTACATATACTTCACTGATATAAGTATGTACAAGCTAGGTATATCCAGTCAAGATAAACTTAGTAAGAGAATGTACCATAAACCTTATGAATTAGTTTGGTCTCTCACATTACCAGCTGAAGAAGCTAGTAAGTTAGAACATAAACTACATTTACATTTTAAACCTCTAACATATCAAGGTACTGAGAAATTTCTAAAAGACGGAAATACAGAGTTATACTCTGAAAATATTATCCCTACTTTAGAGAAACTAAAAGAACTTATGTCTAGCGATTTATAAGAGAAATCTTATATCTAAAGCTACCTAAAAGGGGAAACTCCTATCTCAGGACAATCCCTTGCTAAATGTGTAAATTACACTAAATGCCTAACGACTATCCTGAAGAGGAGTAGGGTCAAGTGATCCGAAATGGTAGCCATCTAACCAGATAATGCTGAAGATGTTGATATAGTCTAATCTGCATAGTAATATGCAGCAGTTCATAAGAGAACGCATATAGATTAACGACCTATATGGAATATAAATGATGACCCACAGCTTGCCTAACATTACTCAAGTCCCTAAAGACCCAGAGTTTAGAAAACTTCTATGCGTACCAGAAGGTAAGCTTCTAGTAGATGTCGATGCTGATGCGTTAGAACTCGTAATGCTTGGACATTACTTAGGTCCATACGACAATTATGAGTTTGCTCATACAGTAGATACTGGCGATAAATCTAAAGGTACAGACATTCATACGGTAAATCAGCATAGAGTTGGATTACCTACTAGAGATCTCGCAAAAACCTTTATTTACTCCGTATGTTACGGAGCTGGGGAGACTAAAATAGGTATTCAGGTATGGAATAAAGAACCATTCGAATATACTCAGCAAGAGTACGCTACAGCTCTTGAAAAGATAGAGAAAAGAATAGTTTTACTAGATGGTAAAAAGTTCTATCCTATAGCTAAAGGTACGTTAGCTCCTTATAACGAAGATTTAATCTATCAGACAATCTATGGTGCTAGAAC